AGTAAGAATCGTGGTCAACAAAGTCCCACCAAATTGAACCGACTTTCAACGGAACGTTGCACCGATTGATTTTGCGAACACGCTGGACATAACGCGGCCAAACCACACAGCCCTGACGCACCATGACCCGTATCGGAACAACCGTTCCCGGCCAATCCCCGCGCTGCAATAAAATGTCCGTTGCCTCATTTACCAGCAATGCAAACTCCCCGCTATCCTTGCAGGCGGCGGCGACTTGGATTGCGCGTGATTTCTTTACGTCCCCGAATGTTTGCAAAAGTGGCATTTATCTTTTTACTTTATCGTTACCGTTACTTCATTTCCATTAGTTTGTCAAATTATCGTGCAAATCGGGTTGGCAAAAACCGTTTCCGGCTCGACTGTGGCGGCGACTCTCATGCCCATCCACTTGATGTTTCCGGTGATAATCACCCGGCACTGGAAAAAGTATCCGACGCGCATTGCCCGATTCCCGTTCGTTTCACAGTCGGTTACAGATGGCAGACCCAAACCCATTCTTGGTTTCCATGTCGTAGGCGTGATTGAAAACTTGTGCCATGTCGTCCACGTCGGATTGAAGTCGGGACGGTATTGAACCTCGATGTCAACCGTTCCGGAAATGTCCTTCGTGTAAATCTCACCATCGGTCAATTTCACCAACTCATTCAGCGGCTTGATGTCTTTGTTGAAAATAACCGGCGTGTCAAAGTTCCAAGAAATCCTGTCTGTGCCGTTGTCCAGCATTTCCGTGTCAGCCGATTTCAGAAACTCGATCAACTCAATCTTTTGCGTGTCGGAATTCAGGATAAATGCAAATCCACGGCGCGTCCCATTCACCTGACCGCTAATAACCTTCAAAATGTTCAAACCCGTCCATGCTCCCTCGTAAGCGGACGGCAACTTTGTCCGCAGATTGCTGACAGCATCGAAGTTCAGCGAAACAAGACCGGAATGAACAATTCCGCTGGAGGTTTGTATCGGGCCGTATGTCCGCAATTCACGGTTGTCGAAAGTCATTGCGCTCCCGACTACCATGAGCGACTGGTCGTCATTATCGTAAATGTAACTCACCTCCCGGCTGATTGGTGTGTTTCCACCGCCCAAACTTCCGCTGGAAGTGAAGTCTCTCCGCGCCTGAATCAAAGAACCTGTCCCGTCATACGCCCGGAACGTAACATCGCTGTTTGACACAATCGTTGACGCCTGACCGAGCGGGCCTTTTCCAACCAACGATGACGGAAGAATCAATTGAACCGCTGTCCACGTTGTCCGGTCGGGCGGGAGATTGACGGAGAACATCGAATTCTGAGTCCCGATTTGCAGCGGCCCCTGACCAAGAGAATTGTCCAGCACGGCGGGGAATATCATCGCCGTAATAATGTCGCCGGAAGTCGGCAAACGGAATGTTCCACCACCCGGAAGGAAAGTCTGTTCAGTTGTTTTTAGAACGGCGTCCCGATAATCATTCGCCGATGAGCCGGATGCGCCGCCAACAATGTCTCCCGCGCCAAACGATATTCCGTCAACTCCGCAATACCAAACCCGGCCCTGACCGTATGCCCCCATTCGTCCAGCAGGCAACTCAGGAACGGATATAATGTCTCCGGCATGAGAACCTGTCGGCATGGCCACTCCAGCAGAAGTTGTGTCCGAAACATTTTTCAGATAAAGGCTGTTCCCTGCTCCTTGAGTTGACTTTGCAATTGTGTATTTGCTGCTGCCGATGAAAACTGTTTGCCCATCCGACCCTGTATAGGTCTGGTCTATGGTGACGATTACTGTGGCTCCAACAGCGGGAACGATAAAATCAGCCATTGTCGTTCCAACAATTACATTCGGACCGGATAACACAGTCATTACGGTTGTTCCGTCTGCCACTGTTCCCCAGGGGCCAAGCAGGGGCGGAGAAAAACTTGGGGAGAGAGTAAATCCGTAACTTCCGTTAGGGAAGATTGCATACACCGTGCAAGGATTGGCGTTGTATAAAAGACCGGGGATATTCACCGTGTCACCGATATTTAGAGAAGCGTGTGGAGAATTAAAAAACAGTGCGACCGTGTATAACCCCGGAACAATTCCATTTTGCACGTTGAAACTGCCATTTGTTGTTCCCACCAGCATTCCCTTGATGATTAACTGCGAGCCAGTCGGTATGGTGTTTCCACGCGTGTCATCCACGTTCGTTAGAATGGCCGTATATCCGCCGCTCGCACTTGATGCAGTTTCGTAATACTCGCCATTAAATATAACCGGAAGTCCAAAAGGCCCGGTATAAGGCGATGCTAAAATGGTGGTGATTATTTCACCAATCACTCTTGGATTAGGAAATACCGCCGCACTTGTGTTCACCCCCCACAGTTTTGAATCTCCGTAAGACCGGCGTGAAGTCGTGCCATCATAGAAAATCGGCAATGCCCCGCTACCGTCATTCACAATCAGCCACTTTTCAGCCTGCCACATCCAGACTTTGGGCACGGTGGCATCATTCAAATCTCCCGGAACGCTTATGTCAGCCACAGTAAATTTTCCACCCGTCTCGATGAATGAAAACAAGTGGCCGGAAATCTGAGCGATGAGTTGTTCCGTGCCGTAATCGGGCCGGTAATATCCTCCGCCCTGAAACAATCCGGTTTCAACCGTTGCTTGGTCAACTGGATTGGCGAAAATAAAATCCCGCTTCATCTTCGGCGGGCGATGGGAAATGTATGCCCCCCGAATGGTCGCATTTTCAGCGCGGGCAAGCTGATTCTTTGGAAGCAGTAAAGGTTCTATTCCGCCGTTTACTCCGGCATCAAACGCAGCAAGAAAATCAAGGTAGGTTTTCGAGGCCACACGAAATCAGGGGTTTCGCGTTGCGTTGGTGACTATTCCGTTTGAGAAATAAACGATGTTCGTCGAAAGGGTGGATACATTGGTGATAATTCCAGTGAACTTCACTCCCGACAACGCGGCTGGTGAAACATTCGATGACAACACACTCCCGTCGCCAGCAACCAAGTTTGTCAGAGCAGCTTTGGCGGGTTGCTTCGTGGTGTCAATGGCGATTCGAGCATCGGCGTTGGTCGAAATAAGAGTGATTGAATCCGGTGGCGTATTGGTGGTAAGCGGCCCGCGCAGAATCGGAGGCAACGCCATCGCCGACATCGCAACAAACAGAAAGGCAAACACACCGATCAATTTCATCCAGTTGGCACTCCCGACCACCTTGGCAATCCAGAACGTATCGGTTGCACTGTTCAGATAGGTTTGACCTGCAAATGCCGCAACCTTGACGCCGGTTGGGTCAACGACATCAGGTGCGAGTGGAGTTGCGTCAGCCCCGGCAGGGCCGGGAATTTGGGTTGTGATGGCGGTTGAACAACATGGATTGCAATTTACAGGCGGCATAACATCAGATTTTGATTGAATTATTCAAACTTTACCGTTATCGTTACCACAAGTTTTCCATAATGTCCAATCGAATTTCAAAATACGGTCTGCGCTGCAATACCCCTGATTTCACCCCAATCGAACAGGAGTTAGTCATTGAAATGGAGGCAATCAAGCGTGGTGGCCGATGGAAAGAGTATGGCGTTGAACAAGGTCTTGGCCTTCGTCACCACTATAAGAGTGCCTGCAAACTGATTTGGCCGTGGATTGACTGGCATCGCTGGACAGAACTTTGTAACCATGAAATCAGGCGCGACGGGGCAAAGGTGACGGTTTTGATGGGGCCTGGAAGTTGCTCAAAAACGAATTCTGCTGGATGGGAATATCTCTTGGATTATTATTGTTCTCCAAACGACACTTTGGTTTTAATTTCGTCAACGACAATTCAAGGTCTTGAATTGCGCGTATGGGGCGAAATTAAAATGATGCACGAACGGGCACTCGAAAGATTTCCATGGCTTCCCGGCTACTTGATTGACTCAAAACATTGCATCACCACCGATGAATTAGGAGAAGATGAGATTGATGAAAGTATTAAGACTCGTGATTTGAGAAAAGGTGTGATGGGCATTCCAACAATTCAGGGCGGTAAGTCAATCGGCCTTGGTCGCTGGCAAGGGATAAAGCAAAAACACATTCGATTGGTGGCAGATGATTGCACTGCAATGGCATCGGTTTTTTTATCCGCTTTTGCCAATCTCAACAACAACGTGGATTTTCAGGCCATCATTTGTTTCAACCCGGATGATATTCTTGACCCAGGCGGCGTTGCGGCAGAGCCAGTTGATGGTTGGTCGGGGCATCTTGAGCCAACCAAGACAACGGTTTGGGACACCAAGTTTTTCAATGGCCGCTGCGTGAATCTGGTCGGATTGGATTCGCCAAACTTCGATTATCCGCAAGACAAGCCGCCTCGTTATCCGTATCTCGTTAGCCAAAAGAAAATTGACGAGACAATCAGCGCATTTGGAAAGGACAGTTTTGAATACTTCTCGCAGTGCCTTGGGATAATGAAGATTTCGCAGATGTCGCGCCGCGTCATCACCCGCGACTTGTGCAGACAGTTTCATGCGATGGATGGAGCGGTTTGGGATGGCAGTGAAATGATAAAGATAGGCGCAACTGATGCGGCGTATGGCGGCGACCGCTGCGTTGGCGGTTATGCTGAGTTTGGCCGGTGCATGGACGGAAAAATCCGACTGCAATTTTATCCGCCGCATACCGTCCCGGTCAGGTCAAAAACTGGCGAACCAATGGCAGAGGAAGATTCCATCTCTGAATATGAAAAGAATTATTTCGAGTCGCAAGAGGTCAAACCTGAGAATTATTTTCACGACTCGACTGGGCGCGGCAGTCTCGGCACATCCTTGTCCCGAATCTGGTCGTCTAAATGCAATCCAGTTGAGTTTGGCGGTGCGCCTACCAAAAGACCCGTCACTATGGACACGTTTACTGACGACAAGACAACCGGCGAACACCGATTGAAGCGGTGCGACGAACATTACTTCAAATTTGTCTCGGAAATGTGGTTTAGTCTGCGCTACGCCATCGAAGCCGACCAAATTCGCGGGCTGCCAGAGGATGTGATGAACGAATTGTGTTCGAGAATATGGGAACGAGTCGCCAATGACAAAATCGCCGTCGAATCGAAGCTGGAAATGAAGGAACGCACTCGAAAGTCGCCCGACCTTGGAGATTGGGCGGCAATTATCCTCGAAGGCGCTCGCCGACGTGGTTTTGCCATCTCCAAACTGTCAAATTCCGAGTCTGAGGCCAAAGATGACGGTTATTTTGCCGAAAATCAGGAACTTGACCAGATTTTTCAGGAAAATATGCTCGCTCGGACTTGACTTTTAACATTTTTGAGTCACGGTATCGTTAACGCAAATGAAATTGTATGCCTTTACTCCGTTTCCTCCGGGTGGATTTCCATATTCTCAAGTTTTCAAGGGCGTGAACTACTCTTTTCCCGACGAAGGCTTGGATATTCCGCAACAAACTGCCAGAATTTTGAAATTTCGCAAGGCAAATGGGCTTCCACGGGCATCTTTTGACGAAACGCTTGAAGATTTGAACGTCTATACCTGCCAGCGGCTCGGCAATGACCAACGTTGGTGTGGTGACGGCCCAAGAGTTGCCAGCGTTCAACGCGTTCAGTCAAGTGGGTGCAAGGGTTGTGGCGCTCGTGTTTGATATGCTCAAGGTTCTCACATCATGGCTTGAGGATGGCGGGCCAGTGGTCACTCCTGAACTCGCTCAAGCGCGTGGTCGAATCTGTGCCGGATGCAAACTGAACATTGAAGGCGATTGGTGGGAACGATATTCAAAAGACCCAATCGCTGCCACTATTAAAAAATGGCTTGAGATAAAACATGACCTGAAACTTGGTGTGCCGATTGAGCGCGAACTGTTTATGTGCCGCGCTTGTGGCTGTTGCTTGAGATTAAAAATTTGGGAACCTTTGGAATACATCACTAAACATACTGAACCCGAAACCATGTCCAAATTCGTTCCCAACTGCTGGATCAAGATTCAGAGATAATTATGCAATTCCAAGACGCCGCCAAAGTCCTTTCTGTCATCAACGCCACAATCATCGTCGAGCGTGAACGCGCCGAGAACCGGGATAAAATCGCCCGTGGTATCAATGGATTCCCGCCACTGTCATCGGACAAGGCGAAGCAGATGGGATTGAAGGTGAACATTTCCTGGCTTGAATCCACCATTCTCGCCAAGCAAGCCTGCCTGCAATACTTCAACGCCTTCCAATCGCGCAATAATTATTTCGTTCTTGATTGCCCGTCCATGCCATCGGAGAAACGACAGGATTGGTGTTTGCAGATGACACAGTTCATCAACAAACCGCTCAAGGCATCCCGCGAATATGCCTGCCTATTTGACGAGGAATCGTCGTCCGTTGTGGCTCATGGCATTGCCCCGAAACTCTGGCTGTCATCCGAACGCTGGCTTCCTGAATTTGTAGGGCTGGCGGATTTCCGGGTTGCCACCGACACGGAAACCAGCTTGAAGAACCTGAATTGGTTTGCCGTTCTTCGCCGCTATACGATTGGCGAACTGGTTCAGCGCGTGTTTGGAAAGTATGCGGACAAAGGTTGGGACAAACCATCCGTCATAAAAATCCTTGTCGCCTATTGGGACAAGAATTGGGAAACCGTTACCTACGATTGGGCGAGCAACCCGGAGAAGATGACGCAACTCATCAAACAAAACATCGGGTTTTACAACTCCGACGCCGTGCCGGTGATCGCCCTCTGGCATTTCTATCACATTGACGAAGTG